ATATCTGCCATTTATATTCTTAAAGGAAATAAAAATAAGGAGATGATAATTACCTTCTCAACAAAAGTTGATGACGACGTCAAAGAAAGTTATAGACTATACAACACAGATGAACGCCAATTTGACTTTTATGTCATGACTTATCTAAATTCACCGGAAGGTTGGTCACAGGATGGCTATTTTTTTGAGATAAAGGAGCACGGACATATAATGATAAGGCTATCATCTGAAAAAACTATAAAGCAGGAGTGTGGTTTTGGGGGATTATCTTGTGCAGAGATGGGTGGAAATAGAATATTTTTGAATGCTGAGAAATGGTTTCGTGGTTGTAAGAAATCGAAGCTACCTCTAGAAGATTACCGCGAATATATGCTTTCGCATGAGATGGGGCACATATTGGGAAAGGAGCATGTCAAGTGTCCAGGTAAGGGCAAAAAGGCGCCAATAATGATGCAGCAGACACTTGGTATAGGAAATTGTATTCCTAATGTTAATGTAAAGGAATGAAAAGTGAGATTTTGACTATTTTGGGCATTTTAGCCCTTGGATTAAACTTGGGTGGAATACAGGCATATCTGGATACACCAGGTACTGCAAATTCATTTGGTGAAATGTCAAGATACATAGGCGTAACAACTGTAATAAGTTTATCATTTTTAGTTATCATGTTTTTTGCATTGATGGAAAGTAGTAAGCCAAGTGGATCAATAGTAATGCTAACAATTTTACTATCGTTAACAACTGCACTTGAACTTTACATCGTATACTCTAAAGATGAATCATGGATTGATGCAGCAAAGGTAACTATTTATCTAATCTCTTTCTTTAAGCTATATCTGCTTGTTACTCTTCATACAGATGTTTCAAGCAAGAAATCTAAGGCTTATTTTGATAAGTTGGCAAATGATATACTAAATCCTAGTAAACCAAAACCTCAACCAAAACCTGAGCCAAAATCTGAACCAAAGCCTGAGCCAAAATCTGAGCCAGAGGCAAAAGTAGAGCCAAAATTAGTTAATGACAGGGAGGCAAAGAAAATACTGAATGATGCACTTGCTCTCACTGAACTAACAGATGAGGAAAAACTTGAGATATCTGACAGATTTGAGGATGAGCTAGAGAAACCAAATCCATGGCAAGGATCGGTAAATATCTTTTCTAACAATGTGATGAACAAAATTAGAAGAGGTACAGTAAGTGACGAGGAAAAAGCCGAACTAAGGTCTAAGTTCAGGATAGCCATGGGGCGTTAAAAACTGGTTTTAAGACTTGTGAACAAGTAATAATAAAATGCCTCGTGAAGTATTGCCAAAGGAAGAGGACGGTGAGATGATTGATTACTTGGAGGAGGATACTGAGATTCCTACCCAGAGGTATGCAATTATCTCATTCATTTCACCTGAGAAGGTTATTAAGCAGAAGCAGGAGTTTTTCTACGAGAAGTTCCTTACATGGATGGATTATGATTGGAAGGTTAGTGGATTGGAGGGATTTGTTGCATTTCTCTCTAAGAAGTACTCATTAAAGGTAGATGATCTGATGAAGGATGTAGATGAGTTCAAGAAGATGCATAATGCAGAAGTTACCAAGACTGATGTTCATGAGAAGTACGAGGTTTTCTTGATGAAGAATGAGAAGGATTTGGAGACTGAGTTTACTGAGAAGAATAACTTTAAGACAAACGTTCGAGGAGTAAAGGTGAGGCGCATTTTTGCTAACTTGGAGGAGGCACAGACTTATTCTAAGGTTCTGCAGCGTAAGTTCCCACGTGACAATCTTTACATCGGTAAGGTTGGTTGTTGGTTGCCTTGGGATCCATCTGAGAACATTATGCCTGAGGTAGAGTATGCAGAGAAGGAGCTGAATGAGATGATGCGCAAGTACAAGGAGAATGAGATGAACAAGGATATCTTCTTTGATGAGCGCAAGAACGAGAAGATTGAGGATCAGAAGCGTGAGAATGAGCGTAGGCGTAAGGAGTCATCACAGCTTCAGAAGGCACTGGAGAATGAGCCTGTGCATCCATCGGAGGGAGCAATTCGCGAGTAAGCTATCCGAATGCAGTTTTAAAGTTATAATATTTTGTAAATGCGGTAACTTTTGGGGTAGGTGTCCCATCTTCTACGACCCAGTTATCCATTGTATTTGTTGGATCGAATCCAGGAGCTTGAGTTGGAAGAATCATTCTGTAAAGTACACCTTTGAATCTCATGATATCACCTTTTATGTATATGTTGGTAGGATCATAGTTTTTAATGTTATCTAAGCAGGAATAGCTATTTGCGATATAAGTTTTTGAGGAGTCTGATTTATATTTTGGTTCAGGCTGCTCCTGTGTTCTTTTCAAAAATGCAATTGAAATTTGGCTCCAGTTATTTGGGTAACCTGGTGGGGCGTATCCTGCTGCACCAATAAAAGCTGTCATTCTGTATGCTCCACCATTGAATATTACCGTATCACCTACAGAATAAGTTTTGAAATTATCATATGCAGGAATATTTCTTGGGTCTAGTGTTATTGCTGAAACGACACATGTTCCTACTGGAGTGACTCTAGTTAGCATTTATATTACTACCCCTTTTTTACCCAAATTTGAGGGCCCTTCTTTTCCTTCAACTTTGACATATCAAAGTCGTCTCCACCAAGCATTGTTGATGCAAAGGGTTGATTATTAACCCAAAGTGAATCATCACACATTTTGAAGGATGGATGATCACTTGCTTTGTACCAAAATACTTGTTCTTCAAGTCTGTTTGATTGTACACCATTTGCAATAACTAGGCACTCATAGTTTTCTGTACATTGATCCATGAACTGACAGAACATTTCAAAGGTTGGGAACATACCTGCATAGTTCTCATAAATTCTTTTCCTGTTTGAAATATTATTCTCACGCAGGATAAATACGAAGTCAATATTAGTTCTAAGGTTTGGAGTAATGCCTAGGGGATACTGCATAGTAATCATTGTTACCATATCAATATGACGTCCGTTCATGAATATGTATCTTGTAGATTCTTCATTGATCCAGGATTTATCATATAAACAATCATCGAGAATTAGGAAAGCCCTTGGATCAGAATTTGAGTGTCCGCCATGGCCTTTTTTATCGTAGTTCCTAGACTGTTTTACGGCTAGTTGCCGTTTAATGGCATTCATTACGATTTCAGGCCTATATTTATCATGTATTAGTTTGGTAGGGACAATTTCTTGAAAGAAAGGATTAGCAACTTCAGTGCCAGAAATAACTGTCCCAACTGGGAAGCAATTTCTTGTATTTGCTAAAATATCTTTCACCAAGAAAGATTTTCCGGTATCCTTCTTACCTATTAATACAATCATTGGTGATTTTCGTGAATCAATTTCACATCGTTCAACGATTGTCTGGATATTGAACTTTCGTATCTGAAAATTCATCGCGCAAAGATTTGTATATTAGTTTATACTGGGGATTATAATTGAAATGTCAAAGCGCAAGCAAACTGAACTTAGGACTAATGCAATAACTCTCAATCTTGGTCGAACAAAGCATAAGTCAGAAATGCTTGGAATTTCACGCCTACAAACATTTTTCCCACCCCTTGAGTGCCTCTTCAAAACAGAATCCCACGATAGGTTCCACGAGCTTGGTATCAAGTTTTCAGAGAATGTAGTTGATATTGGAGATAAGCTTAAACTTTCTGATGGAAGTGAAATTGATTTCCACACAAAGATTACTATGCTTGTAAGTCCATTCAAGTGGATGAAGGGTGATTTTGGTAGTATCGGATTACCCACGCATTCTGAGGCAGCAAAGAAGATTCACTCAAAAATGCAAAATCATAATAATGCTGCATATGTTGGCTGCATATTATCTGTTGTCCTTTCTCACTGCAAACATTTTCCTAAAGTTTATGGAGCATTCACAGGAAACGCAAAGAATCATACAATAAATATTTCAGATGACTACGAGGAAATTTGTGAGGAATCATGGTTTTCTCAAAATATTGGTAAAACTTTTGATCTAAAGCTGAATGAGGAGGTTGGGAATGCTATTCAATATTCTAGGAAAGCAAGGACAAGTCTTGATTTGGGTGAGGAGATAGACCTTGAGGTTGAGAGCATTGATGCAGTTGCTTCAGATGCAAAGCCAGCAGGAGTAACTGAAATATATACTAATGATGAATATGAATGTGATACAGAAAGTTCAGGAGTATCAACATCATATTTTTTTGAAATTGAATCGATGCCTACTTCATTTGATGGATCTGTATGTTCAGATGAAAGTGAGGATGAACCATTTGCCTGGGCAACATTTCATGATGTTCCTGTACAGATGACAGTTATGGAGAAACTTGGCGGGACTTTATATGATCTAATGAAACTACATACTGAGACTGATAAACATTTCGCATGGATTTCACAAGTTATCTTTGCGTTGGCATATGCTCAGAGGACTTTTGGATTTGTACACAATGATCTTCACGGTAATAATATTATGTTTAAAAATACTGAAGAAGATTACCTATATTACATGCATGATGGAAAAACATATAAGGTCCCAACATTTGGCTACCTAATAAAAATTATTGATTTTGATAGGGGTATCGGTTCGATAAAGCTAGCAGGAATGAAGGAATCAAAGTTTTTTATGAGTGATCAATTTGATATTGAGGAGGAAGCTGGTGGACAATACAACTATGAACCATTCTATACAAACAAGGTTCCTACTATTAAGCCAAATCCATCATTTGATCTGGTTAGATTAGCAACATCCTTGTTTTGGGATATTTTCCCTGAGGGCCCACATCACGACGAATACCAGAACCAAAAACTATTTAGATTATTTATGAAGTGGTTAAAATTGGAGGATGGTTCATCAGTTTTATTCTTTAAAAATAATCCAAAGGTTGATAGGTATAATGGGTTTTCACTTTACAAAGCAATTGCTAGATTTAGTAATTCAGCAGTCCCACGCAAAGAGATTAGTGAATTATCTTGCTTTCTAGGTGATTGTCCAGTTGGAGAAACTCCACTAGTTATTGAAGTTTAGTCTAAAATTAGTCCAGCCATTCTCTGGATACTTTCCATACTTCTCAATAATTCTTGCATGAAGCTCCTTGACTGTAAGAGTATTTTGCTCATTCTGAATTTTCCACTGCTTGAAAACAGAATGAAGCTGGGGTTTAGTAACTGCTTCAAGACCATCAGATTTCTCAATCTTCTCTGAAATAAATTTCGCGACACCATCAGTGTCATTCCTGTAGTCATCAGTATATTCCAATACTTTTGCAGGAGGATTAATCTTACCTGTCTGATTCTTCAAAAGATGAATTAGATAGTTCAAGAATGGCTTAGCCCACTCATTAGATGTTACGGCGTACTGGATTGCCTCATCGATTGGAAAGTGGTGTGGCTCAGATGGCTTGTCCACAAATTTCGAAGTATAGTTAATTACTACCAATCTCCTCCATGTACCGCCATCTGTTGCATTAACCTCAGGCTTGTCATTACAAGCAAGGTGAAACTTTGCTTGAACCTCAAACTCGCAGCCAGATTTGAAGAGATCACGAGCATACATCTTCTCACCAGAAGAAACTAGTTTCATAAGGCCAGTATTCAAAGCAACCTTCTCATCTGGCTCCTGCATAGTTACAAACCGTCTACCCTTTAGCCTAATAACCTCAGGAGCTGCAGCGCCTGATCCAGCACGCTTTTGAGTAAATAATGCAATAGGGACAACAGCCGCATAATCCCCAAGAGCCTTAGAAGTCAGATTCATCAACATAGATTTACCATTTGAACCAGACCCAGTTAGGATATGAAACTTTTGAGTTTGGTTACCGCCAACAAGGCAAGTTGCAAGGTGGTTCATAAAATAAGTCCTGACCTCAGGATCTGGAATAACCTGACAGATGAACTTATCAATCTTTGGCCAATCTTGATATTCATAGTATTTCTTGTCCTCCTCATAATCAATTTCAGTAGAGAAGCTGATATAATCCTCAGGTTTGCCTGCACGGAATGTGAAGTCTGCCAGATCCATAACACCGTTGTTGAAAGCAATAAGTGTCTTGGTTGAATCAACCTTCTTAGTAAATTGCTCATCAAAGAATAGCTCCTTGCATTCTCTCATTAGATTGCTCTTGAAACCAGTTGTCTTCAATCTTGATACAACCTTCAGCATGCCAACCTGAGTACTGAATGACTTACAGTAATCACATTGGCCACACTTATCTTGCCCCTCAGTAGAGCACTTCCTGCCCTCTACCTCCTTCCCACATATGTTAGCAGCCTTTTGGAATACATCTGCTATGTCAGAGGAAAACTTAATCTGTAGATCTACACCAGAATCAGTCTCTGTCCAGATGTGCCCCATCCACCTGAACCATACATTCTTACCAAAGTCTGTGCATTTGTAGTGGTCCCTGTATTTTGCATGGATAACCTTAGCAACGTCATGCTCGGTGCATGAAATCGCCTTCCTAACTAGGCTCCCAATATTATTGTCCTCAATAAATTTGTATCCATCAAAATTATCTGTGCGTGACCAGTACCTCAAAGATGGTAACCCTGTTCTATCTCCGTCATTCCTGAAGGTAAATGTATTCCACTTTTGGATGCAATCTACTTCATTGTATTTTTCAGATTGTGAGCTGAAATCTAGGAAAACATCTACTAGGTCTGGATGAATATTGTGAAGGCAAATACCAATTTCTACCCATTTCTGATAATCTGTGTATCTCTCCTCATTTAGATTCATAACATGTTCCTTAATATATTCTTTCTCTGCTGGGTCTAGCTCCCTCAAGATTCTTCCGTTAGGAGATGATGCACGGGAGGATGGTTTTTCACGTTGAGCAGGTCTTCCCCTTGCTGGAGTAACTGCTCTACCTCCAGAGATTCTAGGCTCAGTTTCTGCATTACTAATTGCAATGCCATTCTCTGTCAATGGGGTCTCGTCCTCATCATTTCTCCTGATTGATAATCTCTTAATTAGTCCAACAGTAAATTCAGGAATAGGCTTCTCTGTAAATTTTCCATCGTATTCAAATACGTACTTAATTTCGTAAGGTTGTGAATCTGGTTTCCTAGATTTGTAAAGCATCCAGTTTGCTGTACGCTTTACTACGCCCTCATCGTATACCTTTTTCCAGTCCTCCTTTAGAGGGAGACCTTTGAAGTAATTTTCCATATCTTTCTTAAGTAGGCTCCTCCTGATACTTTCTTCTACAGTTTTAGTAGTATTTACGTTTGGTACAACAAAGTGTATACCAGATTTCATCCTGTTTCTCTCCTTGTCGTGAGTAGGCCTGCGCTTCTCCATGACAAAGATTTCAACCTTTGCCGGTATCTTTAGGCGCTGGGAAACCTCATCCATGTAGGCTTCAAGAAAGGAAGTAATTTGCTCCTTAGTATGTTGATGGGTCTTAATATCTGTATCATAGATGAAATCAAAATCAATGCGAAGTGCACCGATAGGATTTGTATTTTTCTCAACTAGGTGGGGAGTCTCTCCGTCTAGTATAGCTTCCATGTATAGATCATAAAATAGGTTCATATCTTCTTGCTTTATGAAGTATTTACCGCCACTTAGAGAAAGGTGCGTGTAAGCACTATCCCCCTTGTTGGCATTTAGAAAATCACGCAGGTTAGTTGGTTGAGCCATTCGTATTGTTGACCGAGATAATTAGTTGGCAGCATGTCCGTTTTTAACGAACGTTTAAAACGAATCTAAACATTCACAGGCTATTAAAAATAAAGATGAAGTTTTGTCCTGCCTGTAAAAATATGCTATATACATTATCTGAGGATGCTGACGATGGGCAGAAGTTTGCAGTTTTGGAATGCAGGAAATGCGAATTCAAGGAGAAACTAGATAAGAATAACCCAATTGTTTATGAGCATATCCTGCGTGAAGATAAGACTGAAAAGATTGCATTAAACCCATATCTAAAATATGACCCAACGCTGCCAAGGTTTACTGAGATGGTTTGTCCAAACAAGGAATGTGCATCCAATCACGGTGAAAAATCTGACATTGTTGGAGTAAAGATTGATGCAAAGGAGTTGACTTGGACATATCAGTGCTCAATTTGTGACAATGTGTGGAAACAAACTTCGGTATCAATAATATAAATGGCAACACCAAATCTTAGTCTATCAACATTTTTACTTATGCTTTTAGTTGGATCTATAATTTGGTTTAATCTATCGAAGGACATATATTCAAAATATAGTTCTGCGACTGTTATGGGTATATCGGTTATCCTAATTTTACTTTTTGCATATGTCTTTTTCAATCTGAGGAATTTAAGTTTGTGATAATATAAATGATAGATATTAAACTAATGTTATTCCTTACGTTAACTTTGCTAGCATGTGTATATTGGGCGATGAATTCGGACGGTACATCTAGGACATTTGCTATCTTTTTCTGTGTAGTCATTGGAGTAAATTTACTTTTAGTTATGGGTATATTTGGAACTTCTAATTTGGCTAGATTTTTTATTAAGTGAAAATGGAAACTTAAAGATTAAGTTAATTTAATATAAAATGGAACAACTACGTGAAAGCTCAAGACTTCTACATCCTGAGGTTTCAAGTATTGATAGAAAGACTATTATAGATACAGAGTCAAAGGATCGGATTACTTTACCTTATTACTCTAAATATGAATATACTACTCTGCTTGGGACCCGAGCACAACAACTTGCAGAAGGAGCACGACCTTTGGTAAGCACAGATGGATTAATTTTATCTGATCCACAATTTATTTGGAAGCTAGCTAAGAAGGAAATTTTAGAGCAAAAGTTGCCATTTATAGTTCACCGTCGTTTGCCAAATGGTAATTCAGAATTTTGGAGCACAATGGAGCTATCAGTAATATGGTGATCCACTTAGCTTGATTAAATCATCGCTTTGAGGGGGATACTCAAGAAGATCGGGCATGTATGGTTTTACCAAGAGGTGTGGCAAATTATGAGTTACAGTCTTATTAGCAAACTGAAGATCGATACTTGTGGAGGCATCGAATCTAGCTTGATCTTTTGATGAGTCAACATATAGTTGGCGCTCAGAAGAGCCAGGCCATTTTTTCCACATGTATTTTATTAGGAATACAGATAGTATCCCTGCTACAAGAGCAGATACACAATACTTATAGTAATATAGGGCTCCTACAGAAAGCAAAAGAAATGCTGTTGATAGCTGCCTGGAATTTGCCATAGTATTAATGACAGCTGGAAAGGTAACCCCCGATACTGAGAGAAATACAGAAGCTCCTACGAGGCAAAGAGATAAAATTAGATCCTTGTTCATTTACTGTTTAGTTAGAAAATGGATATAGACAATAATATAGATTAATAACAAATGATTATTCCAATTCGTTGTGTTTCATGTAACAATGTCCTTGCTGGGAAGTGGTTACCCTATCTAGAAATTGTAAAAAAATACAAAAAGGAGGACAACCGCAAGGAGGATGATGGTATTACTTATTTAACCCAAGAAACGAAGAAGTCTGCTGAAGGTAGAGCCCTCGATGAGCTTGGATTAACTAGGACCTGCTGCCGGCGGCATATGTTGACACACGTTGACCTAATTTAAATTACCAACTACAAAACAAATGTCTTGTTCAGACTTAATGAGGCGCCTACAAATTAATGCCCCAAAGGTAACTAATCTTCAAATGCAGGCACCAGATGTATCATCTGTTGTCTGGAGAAATAAGTTAGCAACTACAGTTGTATCGAGATATCAAGATCATGTAATTAATAACACAACCGATGTAAACTCAATTTCTAAGCAGATTCAATCCTTTGCAGGAAAGACTGGTAAGAATCAAGATGTATCATCATATGTAATAAGTCGTGGTGCAAGAGCAATTGGTCAGGATAATTTTTCAGGTAGAATTCAGACTGTAACTACAAATACTGCAGGTAACTGCTTGACTGTACCACCGCCATCTCAGATTGTAAGTGAACTTCGTGGAAATTCAGACTCATCTAAGGTTGGGCTAAACATGGGATATACCCTATGCAAGCACCCCATTTTTAATCCTCTGGAAAAATCCCAATTTGTGGATACATTACCTAATATCAAGCGCGGACTTGGTGTACTGAGTGCAGAATATAGGGCAAATGCAGCTCTACCTACAACAGGTGTCCAGCTTCCTTTGGGTGCTTGCACAACAGTATTTACTGCAAACAATATTACTCCTAAGGCTATTCAACCGATTGGCAAGCCTGATGTCCCTTACAATATAGAAAAGGCAAGACTACAAACTGCCCAGACAGGCTCACAAACTGGTGGTGGTATAATTTCCGGTGCTCGTGCTCCCAAGACTGGTGCAGCTTTGCCCAACCACAAATTCGATATTACACATAGAGGTGTTGCAGGCAGGACTCGTGTTCCTGCTGGCCCATATAGGCCTAATAATGGTATGAGGCCCCGTAAGATTTAAAACGGATTTTATTTGAGTATAACAGTTTATTGCAACAGTTCTTATTCTTTATGTTACTTAACCCTGTACAGTCTTTATTGGTTAACTCATATAATGTTTGCATACTAACTTGCTTTATAGCCGGGATTACCGGTAGTATACCCTTACTAGCAATTGGTTGCTGCTTCAGCGTCATTACTTTCGCCGCTTCTATTTACTCAATATCCGTTACAGTTTAATAACAAAAAGAAAGAATATAACTAAATGTTAAACATTTATACATTTTTATCATGCGTGAAAAAGCTGAAAAAATGTGTAATAGATCTATCGACAGTTTCATCAGAGACACTAGCAGATGAATGTGATAATTTATGTATGCATCATACTGAACTAACTATTTTTTTTGGTTATCTCGAACCTGGATTTATGCTTGATCCAAAGAATGAAGCAAGGATAAGAAGATGCATTAGAAAGTTTGAATGCAATATGATTGTATTTCATTTAGAAAGTATACCTTTTGCTTGGAAAAACGAAATTGGGGTTATCTACTCTGAAAGTCCTAAAGATGGAAACACCGAAGCTCTCGACGATGGTAGTGCTATATAATACTAATCTAAAAATAGATACAACCAAACTTCTCGAAACTTTACCTCTAAATGAACAGATCATCAAGGTCGAGAAAAGGGGTATCTTAAAAAGGGGTGAAAGCTCCAGGGATAAAATTAAGCGGAGATCCAAAAAAGAAAAGGCAAAAAATAAGACTGGGTTTGGCCACAACTCCATTACAATCGTTATGATGAGTAATGGAGATGGAAAGCAAAGAATGAAGGAAATTACAATAAAGATATTTCAGAATGGAGTATTTCATTTGACTGGAGTTTTGCATGATTCGTATGATCAGGAATGTATGAAGTATTTATGTAATACAATCTTTGAATGTCCAGATGCTATTATTGATAAGCCACCAGCTTGGGAAACTATCAAGAGAAGAGTAGTCCTAATGAACTACACAAGTCAGCTATCTCCCAAGACTACAATTTCTCGTGAAAAATTTTACAATTCTGTAAGGCACGATGAGGGATTATCTGCATCTTATAATCCAGATGTTTACCCAGGTGTAAAGCTACAATTTATGCCTTCAAAGTGGACTGCAAAGATATTCAGAACTGGCAAAATTATTCTTACAGGAATTACAACACACGAGGATTGTGAGGAGTTTGTCAGAAGACTAAATATATTACTTTTGAACTACCTGAGGAGTTTGGAAGACAGTTGGTCAGAAGACAGTTTGTCAGAAGATAGTTTGCCAGAAGATAGTTTGCCAGAAGGAGGACCAAATATATTACTTTTGAACTACCTGAGAACAAAGGCCTAAAATATTAGGTTAAGCTTTTTGCTTTGGCTGTTGAAGCAGGAAAGTACTTATGATATATACATGAACTAATGAATAAACTTGTAGTGCAGCTATGATTGCTAACACAGAGAATAGGCCAATTCCTTCAGTGAAGTAAAGATATGATTTAGTTGCGACTAGTATGCTTGCGACGAGGACGGTTACTCCGCTTGCGACGAGTCCTCCTAGAATTCCTTGTGTTACGGCGTCCATTTGTCTTACGCCTGCGATGTTTTCGTTTACCCCCTACCGTATATGGTTTTGAGCCAGCAAGATTATCATATGTCTTATCTGCTTGTAGTTGATTCAAAGTATTAGCAAGTTTTGCGTGGTTATCTGCGAATGATACGCCGGGTATAGTTTTACCTTCAGCAACATGTGGTATTGTTAAGGCAGCTCCACCTCTCATTGTTACACCAGCATCCTTTGCGTGTGATGCCTGGTCTTTCATGATTGAAGTTGTTTTAGAAACTGCAGCATTAATTGGCCCACCTTCTAGATTTTGTTGTTGTCCAGTAAACTGTCCAGGTATACCTGTAGCAACTACCATCCCGTTATTACTAACTTTCGTTGGCGCGGACATTCTTATTGTATTGTAAAGAATTAAATGACATCACTGTCTGCTATTCAGATACAAGCACTAGTCCGTGATATGGATGAATCTTTTAGAAAGCATAGGAGCCTTAAGGAAACAGACCCAACTGCTTGGGCAGATAAAATTAAGTCAGAGAATAAGATTTTACTTGACGAGTTCCCAACAGTTTTCAACATGCATATGAATGGTAAATTAGATGGGACATTTTTTGAGATGCTGCAGCTGAAAAGGAAGATTGAGAAGGGTGAAATGACTGAGAATGAGGCATCCGTAATAATTGGTCAAAAACTTTTTAATAAATACGTGGATCCAGTGATTAAGGATACACCGCCCCCACCAACAATGTCATATAGTGATTATTATAAAGAGAATGCGACCAAATAGATTTATTCAAACTGTTAGCAAGGAGGTTAAAAAAACCCCTCAACAGTTTTATAGGCACAACTATGGTGTCGTAGATAGGAAATGTGATTGTATACCTATAGTTGTTTTAAAATTAATTGATGGTGGGACTTCTTCAGTAACGTCAGGACCAATTTTTGATGGTGGCATTCCTTCAGCAACAACAGGTACTATTTATGCCGGTGGATTTCCTTGATTTTTTCCTGAATTAGTATAAATGTCTACACAGCAAGTTACATTCGAATTTCGTAGAGGCACAGCAGCTCAGTGGACAACTGCAAACCCAGTTCTCCTTGATGGGGAACCCGGTTTTGAAACTGACACAGGTAAGCTAAAGATTGGTAATGGGACAGCAAACTGGGTAGCACTAGGATATGCAGGATCTTCAAATATTACTGTATCTCCATATGTTTCAATTGGCCAAGCTGCAGGTAGTGGCGCAAACTTTTCTATATCTATCGGCAACAGTGCAGGTAATACTTCACAAAATCCATATGCAATAGCTGTTGGACATCAAGCTGGTCAGAGCAATCAGGCAACTGGGGGAGTAGCGATTGGGTACACGGCTGGTCAGTATAACCAGTCACTTGATGCAATTGCTATAAATGGTGGATATAATAACCAGGGGGCTAGATCCGTTGCGATAGGGCTTCAGACAGCACGTCAAAATCAAGGTGCTGATTCGGTAGGAGTTGGTCTTAGGGCAGGCTGTAACGATCAAGGTGCAAACTCTGTAGCGATTGGTGCGGAGGCTGCACAAGAAACTCAAGGTGCAACTTCTGTAGCAATTGGAAATACAGCTGGAAGAAATACCCAAGGAACAGATACTGTTGCAATTGGAAATACAGCTGGCCGTGACTCTCAAGCTACTCAAGCCGTAGCAATCGGTAAGAGTGCTGGAACATCTAGTCAGGGCATAAATGCTGTTGCGATTGGTCCTAATTGTGGTCAAACAAGCCAATCTGCGAATGGTGTAGCTGTAGGTGGTGCTGCTGGAAGTACGAATCAAGGTAATAGCGCAGTTGCCATAGGATTTTTTGCAGGAAATTCAAATCAAGGTACTAACACTGTTGCTATTGGCCCTAATGCTGGAAGTACAACTCAAGCGGGTGCGTCTGTAGCAATTGGATTTAATGCTGGCCGTTCAAATCAATCTACAACTGCCGTTGCAATTGGTAGTGAAGCAGGAAGAACTACTCAGGGGCAAAACGGGATTGCGATTGGTCCTGGTTGTGGGAATACTACACAGGGAGATAATGGTATTGGTATAGGTCAGGCTGCCGGTGAGATTACCCAAGGAAGTGGTGCAATTGCCATGGGATTCTTCGCAGGAAGAACAGCACAATCTCTTCAAGCTGTTGCAATTGGCTCAAATTCAGGCCAAACTAATCAAGGTGTTGGATGTGTTGCAGTTGGTAGCTTTTCAGGAAGTAGTAATCAGGGACTAAATGCTGTTGCTGTAGGTACTTTAGCCGGACAAACCAATCAAGGTGCTGCATCAATATCTGTGGGTTATCAAGCAGCGTCAACTAATCAAGATGCTATATCAATCGGAACACAAACATCATCAGCTGGTGCTGGGTCAGTAGCAATTGGTAAAAAGTCAACTGCAGGTGCTAATTCACTTGTTCTTAATGCAGGTGGACTACCAGTAGTTCACAGTGGAAGTAATGCAATAGTCCTAAATGCAACTGGTTCATCACTTACAGTTAATGCTAGTAATCAATTCATTGTTAGTCCTGTAAGAAATGATAATAGCACATCTGGTCTTTACCAACTCTACTATAATGCAACTACAAACGAGATTGTATATAGATAACTTTATCTCATAATTTTATATAAATGAGTCAACAAGTTCGATTTCAACTTCGTGAAGATACATCAGAAAACTGGATTGCTGCTAACCCACAACTATTAGCAGGAGAGCCAGGTTTTGAATTAGATACAAATAAGCTGAAGATAGGCGATGGTTCAACATATTGGAACTCTTTGCCTTACCTTGGTGTCGGTAGTACACCTACTCGCTTTTATTCACAAGGTATTTGGACATCTGGAACTGTTTATACGCTAAACTCAATAGCCTTCTCTCTTATCGATAATAATACTTACATATGCTTAGTTTCTAGTCTCACAAATACAGTTGATGATCCATCTTTGAACCCTACAGAATGGGGGTTATTTGCAACAAATTCTCTAGTAGGAGCTACTGGAGCTACTGGGGGTACTGGACCTACTGGTAATGCTGGGCCTACTGGCGCAACCTTTTCATTTGCACCTCAAGGACCATGGGTTTCTGGAAACTCATATGTTATAAACTCCTTGGTTGTATCGCCAGTCGATAATAATACTTATATATGCATAGTAGATCCTCTTACTGACTTAGCTTCAGATCCTTCTGCAAATTTAACAGAGTGGCAACTTTTCCTAACTAGTGGAGCTACTGGACCTACTGGTGATATGGGACCC